AATGAGGTCTGGTGGTTCTACTGCTCGGCTAACAGCACAAATATTGACAAGTACGTTATCTACAATTACGTTGAGAAAATCTGGTACTACGGCACTTTGTCACGTACGGCTTGGCTTGACTCTGGTCTACAGTCTGTTCCTATTGCGGCAAACTATTTTACTGACACGCTCACAGGCAACTTGATTAACCACGAGACTGGCTTAAATGACAACACAACCGGCACCGCTACAGCCATTAACGCTTACATTTCATCCTCAGAGTTTGACATTGGTGACGGACACAATTTTGGTTTTGTTTGGCGCGTCCTTCCTGATCTGACTTTTAGCGACTCTACAAACACACCTGCGGGCGCACCTGCCTCAGTCAACATGACGCTGTTTGGCTTGGCAAACTCAGGCTCTGGCGTGACAAGCACAGCCACACAACCTGTGGCCAAGAGCAGTACGTACGTTATTACAGAACAATTTACAGGCCAGATAATGACCCGTATGCGCGGTCGCCAGATGATATTTAAGATTGATTCAAATCAGTTGAATACACAGTGGCAGCTTGGTGCACCAAGAATTGACATCAGGGCTGATGGACGTAGGTAATGGCTGAACTAAACGCAACCCCACCAAGCTTGCCACTGGCTCCAAGAGAGTACGATGCCCGCTACTTCAGCCAACTGAACAACGTCTTACGCCTGTACTTTAACCAACTGTCCAACCCCGGCGATATGGGCGGCGCAACGCTGAACTTAAACCTTGCCACACTGCCCACTGATGCCGACTTGCCTAACTTAAGGCTTGGCGATGTTTACAGAGACACACAAGATGGTGTACAGGATACCAGTCAAATGCTTCGCATAAAGACGTCAACATGATATTATCTAGCAACCCCCATTTTGAGAGGCAAAAATGAGCCTGCATAAGTTTGCCCAAGAAGTCGCCAGCAAAGGCCGTGGCGAAGATTCTTTATTGATCCACATGACGCCGGACGAAGTCCAGCGTTTACAAGCTTTTGCCCAAGCAAATGGTCGTTCTTTGACCATTAACCCAGATACGGGTTTACCCGAAGCTGGCATGCTGTCGGACTTGTTCAAGATGGTTGCCCCTATTGCCCTTGGTGCTTTCTTAGGCCCCGGAGCTTTTGGTATTGCAGGCATGGGCTTGAGCGCTGGCACGGCGGGTTTAGTTACAGGTGGCCTGACCACCTTAGCTACTGGCAGCTTGTCTCGCGGTCTTATGGCCGGATTGGGTGCGTATGGCGGCGCAGGCTTGGCGCAGGGCTTTGCCGATGCTGGCGTGGGCGCTGGTATGTCTGAAGCTTTGGCGGGTTCTTCTTCAGGAAATTTAGGGCAGGCGTTTGGCGATGTAGCTGCCGCAGAAGGTTCTTCTGGCCAAGCGTTTAATGAGTTTCTAAAAAGCAGCGCCAATCCCGCCACAATGTCTGGCACAGAATTGGCTGCTTCAGGATTTAAAGCTGCCGCTACAGACCCCATGGCGTTTGCTAAGCAAAACTTTGGAAATATTGCAGCCGCAGCCGCGCCAATCATGGCAGGCGCTATGGTTCCGACAACGACCAAGATGCCGGGAGACACCAGCCCTGCGTACATCCGTCAAAAACTATACGACCCCTACACACAAACATACAAAACTTTAGCGCCAGTTAAAGCTAGCGAGTTTGGTAACCGCAGTTTCTCGGACGCCTATACAAACCCCCAGACCGGTATTGCAGCAACACTAGCTGAGCGCAAACCTACGTTTATGGCCGGTGGCGGTATTGTGGCTCTGGCTGGCGGCGGTATACCCGGCTATGCGGATGGCGCTCTTGTAAGTGACCAGCAAATTTTTGATTATTTTAAATCCGGCCCAAAATCTGACGAGCAGGTTGCACGGGACATGGGTACGTATAACGTCACAACCGCTGATATTGCGCGTGCTACGGGCACTCAAAGTCAGCAAGCCGATTACGATAAACGTTTTGCTGTTGCAGACACTAAGAACGACATCTACGATTACTTTGCCAAACCCGAGACACAGACGTTATTAACGTCCGGCAACGACAAAGCTATTGCAGACACACTGCAAGCCAACGACTGGAAACTTGCAGACGTTGCAGCGGCTACTGGTACGCAAAACTTATTGGGGGATTACGGCACACGGTACGTTAAATCTGTTGTTGATAAAGATACAGACGCTAATGAGTTCCTTGCTCGCGCATCGGATGTAGGATTAACTGGTCAGCCTTTAACCAATGCGTTGCAAAACTCAGGCCTGTCTGCCGCTGCCCAATATGCGCTCACACATAGCTTAGACGACACCAAAGGTCTTGGCCCTGAACACGCGGCTGGTAAACCTTTCTACGATGCTTATGGATACACCGCAGGTTCAGCCCCGGGCGATCAAGGTGGTTTAGAAGGCCTGTATGCAAACATAAACTACGCCGTTAGTGAACTTCAAAACAAAATAAATTCTGGGGCGTTAACTGTAGAAGAAGCACAAAGACTTTCAGATGCGGAGATGAGACGCATCGGGGTCAGCATGGGCGACGTTAAGGCTGCAACAGGCAAAGATTTGTTTAGTTTGTTTAAACCTAAAACAGAACTTAAAAAAGACGACAAAACTACCGTCACTGGCGGCACGGGCAAAGACACAATCACTGGCGGCACGGGCAACGACACATTTACTACAGTCACACCACCACCCTTTACGTCTGTTATTCCCACCGGCTTCTATGGCAACGCTACCAACCCCGGCGATATTACGACCAATAAAGACGGCACAGTTACCGTACACCCAAATATTCCGTACCGTCCCACTGGCGGTTTCTCTGGTATGGGCGAAGTACGGGACGCCTACACCAAAGGTGGCGGAAGCTTAGGCTACACATCCAAAGCGCCAAAAACTATTAAAGAGTTCAACGATCTGTACAACAAACAGACAGGCGACTCTCTGGCAGCTTACGACTACCTCATGGGTAAAGGCGGCGGTAAGTACCCTGTCCAAAGTACTGCGGCGTCAACAGCCGAAGGCATCATGCGCCCATACTTCTCTGCCGGTATGAAGTATAAACCTAAGTTTTTGTCGTATGACGATGCAGGTAATGTTGTGTCTAGCAGCACAAACCCAAATGCTCCCCAATCTAAAGACGCAAAAGTTGCAGAGCTGACTAGGGCTAAAACTATTGAAGTGGTCGATTCTTCTGGTTACAACACGGAAACATATACGGCTGTGTTGCAAGAAGACGGCACCTACTTGGCAGGCAACGGCAAGCGCTACGACGTAACAGGCAAGCAGATCGCCGCTGGCGGCGGCATGATGGGCTACGCTTCCGGCGGTATTACAGGCGACGGCAATCTGAACTTAAACATCCCTCTTAATATTGGTGGCGGTGGTGGTGGCTACACCCCGATGGGTGGCGGGTTTAGTTCTGGTGGTGGCGGTTACTCCGGCGGCTTTAGTGGCCAAAATAATACTGCTGGGGATGGCTTTGGCGGTAGGCCACCACCCACGTTTAGTTCAACAAATACAGACACGACGCGCGTGCCCGGCCCATTACATGACCTTAATATGCCAGTGGTAGATTACAGCCCCTTCTCCGAAGAAGGCAGAAGAAAAAGGGCGGAGCAGGTAGAACTGGGTAGAGCCGGTGGTGTTACGGCCACAGGCCCAATGCCCGGATTTGATTACGGAAGCGGTGTAAACACTACTACCACCGAAGACATGATGGGTGGTCGTAAAGGCCCTGCTATTCCATTTGGACAGGCTATGTCGCAACTTGGTTTTGGCATGGCCAACGGCGGCATGACTGGCTACGCTATGGGCGGTGGTCTTGGGTCTCTAGGTTCTTACTCAGATGGTGGCCGATTACTCAAAGGCCCCGGTGATGGCGTGTCTGACAGCATCCCAGCAACGATTGGTCGCAACCGTCAACCCGCACGACTTGCCGATGGTGAGTTTGTAATCCCTGCACGTATCGTGTCTGAGTTGGGTAACGGCTCTACAGAGGCAGGCGCTAAAAAGCTTTACGCCATGATGGATCGTGTGCAACGTGCACGGCGTAAGACCACAGGCAAAAACAAAGTAGCGGCTAACAGCCGCGCTGACAAATATCTTCCCGCTTAAGGAATAGATCATGGCTACCGCTCCAACACTGCAACAATTACAGCAAACCACAACCACAATCCCCGACTACGCTCGTCCATACGTCGAAGAGTTGTTGGGCAACGCCCAAGGTCTGACGGACATTAACCAAAACCCCTACATGCAGTACTTGGGTGACCGAGTAGCGCAGTTCACTCCTTTGCAGCAACAGTCGTACGAAAATGCGGCTTTGATGCAGACTGCCCCTCAGTTGGGGGATGCCACCGCTATGGCGGGTATGGCAGGCCTTGGTGCGCTCAACACGCAGTACACATTCAACCCATATCAAGCACAGCAGTTTACGGGCGACGCAGTTAAAGCATACATGTCCCCTTACATGCAAAATGTGGTGGAACGCCAGCAACAAGATGCACAACGCCAATCTCAAATTGCCGGACAAGCACAGCAAGCACAAGCTGCTCGTAGTGGTGCATTTGGCGGCAGTGGTGATTATCTGATGCGCGGTCAAGCCGCAGGTAACTTAGCTCGTCAAAAAGGTGACATCCAAGCCCAAGGACTGCAAAACGCCTACCAACAGGCAATGCAGCAGTTCAACCAATCTCAAGCGCAGAACTTGGCTGGCCAGCAACTTAACGCACAACAACAACAGTTTGGTGCTGGTCTTGGACTTCAAGGATTGCAAACTGCCAATCAAGCCGCTAGTAATTTAGCAAACATTGGTCAAACACAGTATGGTCAAAACCTCGGGCTCTTGGATGTTCAAAACCGTTTTGGCGGACAGCAACAACAACAAGTTCAGAACATCCTGAATAACCAGTACCAAGACTTCTTGAACGCTCAGAACTACCCGTACAAACAGTTGGGCTTCATGTCTGACATGCTCCGTGGTTTGCCATTGACCCAACAATCACAGGCTATGTACGGACAAGCGCCATCAATGGTTCAACAAGTAGCCGGTCTTGGTTTGACAGGTAAAGCCTTGGGCGCTTTTGCTAAAGGCGGTTCTGTTAACGATCGCCCTGCTGGTCTGGCAGAATTAGCTATCTACAGAATGGGTCAGGATTAAATCATGCAATTAGAAGAACTATCTAATATTTCTGACAATCTGGCAATGATGGCAGACCCTGCTTTGCAGCAGTTTGCCCAAATGCACAAGAATGATCCGTACATGGTGTCATTGGCGTTAAGCGAAAGCAATCGCCGGAAAAAGCTGCGTACAGCGGCTCAAGGTCAAGCTGGCTCAGTGCCACAACCCAAAGTAGTTGACGCGGCTATTCAAGGTATGACCCCAGCGCCAGCACCTGCTGCGCAAACACAACTTCCTGAGAACCAAGGCATTGCACAGATTCCTACGCCAAATATGCAAGGCATGGCTGACGGCGGTATTGCTGGTTACGAAGATGATGAAGAAGGTATGGCCACTGGCGGTATGGGCGGCATGTTTAACTTTGCCCAGCAGAGCGAGCCTGTGGTTCGTATGGCTGGCGGTGGCATCCCCGGCTATAAAAATGGTAAAGATATTAAAATTTACGAAGACCGCATCCGTGCGGAAGCCATTCGTCAAGGCGTTGATCCTGACTTGGCTGTGCGCATGTTTACGCAAGAATCAAGAGGCGACAAAAACGCAGTGTCCCCCAAAGGTGCGGCAGGTCTTGGTCAGCTAATGATTCCTGCGGCCAAAGAGATGGGGCTTACTCCAGCCGAACGCTTTGATCCAGAAAAAAATATTCCTGCGTCTATTGGTTATTTGAAAAAACAATTGGTGAAATACAACGGCGATCCAGAAAAAGCTTTAGCCGCTTACAACTGGGGTGGCGGTAATGTAGACAAGCACTTGGCTAAGAACGAAGGCAAACTCAACAAAGTTGGATTGCCCAAGGAAACGGCAGATTACCTAACAAAGATTTTGCCCATGGGTTCTGCCAGAGCCGAAGACGCTCCTCAAACTGGTAAGCCAGCACCAGCACAGGCAAAAGCCGCTCCTGCACAAACAGAAGCTTTGACTGAAAAAGAAATTGAAGCGTTGAGCAAACCAGCGTTTTTAACGCCGTCTTCTGGCAAAGGCCGTAAAGAAGGCAAGCTGTCCGAAGTCATCAAGTCTGGTGAAGCACCGCGACAAATGGCGTTGGGTATTAGCGACTTGCCTTACAACCTTGCTGGCGCGCCTGTTGATATTTCAACGGCAGTCATGCGTCCGTTCGGTTATAAGAACCCCGAGCCTGCGCTTGGCAGCGCTCATTTGAAGCGTTTGGGCACAGAATATTTAGGCCGTGAGGCAGAGTCAACAGACCCCACACTGCGCGGTTTCCGTACTGCTGGTGAGTTGGGTAGTATGGTTGTTGATCCGATGTCTGCAACCCGTAAAGTTGCACAGACCGCTGAAGGTCTGGAAGCGCTTGCGCTTGCACAGAGAGCTAAAGCAAATGCGGCAGAAGCCGTTGTCGCACAGCCGGTCAAGAGACGTATCGAGATGGCTCCAAAAGAACCTCCTGTTATGGTTGTGGATGAGCAAGGGCGGGCTATGCCAGCCGGCACGCGTGCCAGTGTTCAACAAGGTTTGGCTGACGAAGCCGCTGTAGGTACGGAAGCTGCAAGAGCGGCCCAGTTGGAAAAACAAGCCGCCGCTTATCCCGGTGCTGCCCAACGAGCAGAAATGCTTCAAAAAGCAGAAATGGCCGATAGAGTCCGTGGTGCAGGTTTGGCCGCTAAAGTTGGTGATGCTGAAACCATGCGCAATCTTGGTATCACAACCACAACCCCCACCTACGACCCCAACAATATGGAGCCTGTACGCGCTGACGAGTTTGATACAGTCGAAGACAAGAAAGCCATTGTTGAGGCCGCCAAAGATGTCACCCCCGCCAAGGAGCGTAAAGGCTTTGGTGATGACGACCTGTTGATGTTGGGTCTGAGCCTGATGGCTAACAAGTCACCGAACTTCATGACTGCTCTGGGCGAAGCCGGTATCCAAACCCTAGGCGCTAAACGTGAGCGTGAGAAGGGTGAGACTGAAAAACTGTACCGCGATGCTTTGATTGAGCAGGCCAAACGCCCATCAAACGAAGTCCAGTTGATTGAGAAATACCGTGACGATCCTAAGTTTGCGGAAGCTTACGACAAGTTTGTGCAGTCTAAGCGTGACCCCCAGTCTCGTGAAGCATTGATGAAATCTTGGAGTAACAGCATTTATTTGCAAAGCCAGTACCCAAATTTCGAAGACTACATTAAAATGGTGCTACCTGCCGGTGGCAGTGGAGCTTTGGGCTCACAATTAAACGCATCAGATCAAAGTCTGATACAAAAATACCTCAGGTAACAAGCATGGAACTCAGCCAAGTACTTCAAGCCCTTCGTAACGCAGATGCTGCAGGAGATACGGAGGCGGCGAAGAGACTAGCTGAGATTGCAGACGGCATGATCCGTCAACAGCAGGCGCGTCCCCTTGCGCCTGAAGCTAAACCTGAATCTGGATTTTTACCCGCCCTGTCTTCGGGTATTGAGCGTTTTAAAGGCGATATTGCTGGTTTAGCAGGTCGTGTGGGCATCACGGATGTTGATGAGGCTGCAGCATATCAACGTGCTCAACAAGAAAAAGCTGGCAAGATTTTTAAGCCTACAGAAGAAGGCTTCACTGAAGCACCCCTTACAAAGATTGGCGAACTGCTTGGCGGTTCTATCCCCTATATGGTTGCCCCTGTGGTGGCCGGCGGAGCCGCAGCCCTTGCCGCTCCCGGAGCCGCTGTTGCTGGTATTGGGGCCGCAGCCCTTGCGCGTACTGGCGTAAGTGCTTTACAGTTTGCTGGCTCAAACCTTTCGCGCCAAGTAGACACCGGCGTTTCTTTAGCGGACACAAATTTAGCGGCTGCTGCAGGCACAGCTATTCCGCAAGCATTGCTTGATAGTTTTGCGTTGGGCTTGATTCCCGGTGTTCGCAAACTTGCAGGTGTGGCAGGTGAAAAACTAACAGTAGAACAAGCTAGAGCAATTGCTAAACAAGGATTAGGGAAAACCATACAAGACTACGCCCTGACCACAGGCAAGGTAATGGGCGCGGAAGGTTTGACTGAAGCAGGCCAGCAGGTTCTTGAACGCTTGCAAGCGGGGTTAAAGTTAGACGATGAAGAAGCCCGTCAAGAGTATTTTGACAGCTTCCTTGGCGGTGCTGTATTGGGCGGTGTACTTGCGCCTGCTGGTCGGTATGTTGAGCGTAGCGGCATTCAGAAACAAGCCAAAATTGCAGACATCCAAGACCGCGTTAAAGCCGCGGCGGAAAAGGCAAAAGCCAAGGCACAGCCAGCGGAAGTCGAAGGTGAAATCCCTGCGGAAGCGCTTGAGCCTGCCATGTTGCAATTGCCTGCGCCAGTGCCGGGAGCGCCTACGTTCCAACCACAAGAGCCCACACCCCCAGCGCCTGTCACAGAGACAGTTCGCCCCGGCGCGGTCATGGGTACTTTAGATACGACTAAACCCCCTTCTGCTCAACAGTTTGATCTCACTCGTGCCATGGAAGAGCACGATAACTTGCGCAAACAGTTCAGTGACATAGAAAACCAAATAGTCAAGGCAACTCCTAATGAGTTTACTAAGCTGTACCCTGTGTATGTAAACACAAAGACCAAGCTTGACCAGCTAGGCGCTCAGATCAATACGGCTGGGGGCGTTGCTTCCAGTGAGGTGGACTTTGAAAAACAGGCCGGACAGACCCTGACAAAACTGACAAAACAATTTGAGGACGCCAAACAAAAAGGCGACATGGACAAGGCTGACAAGCTTGCGTTGGCCATTGAGGACGCTACCGCCGACTTTGAAAGCCGCCGTGGTGCACTGGCGGCAAAAGCAGAAGGTCAAGCCAAGCGTGGTGAGACACGCGATCTGTTTACCGAAGAACCAGAGCAACCCGCTGGCGAGAAACTGCGGTATGAGAACTACAAGAAACAACCTGTCAGTACCGGCATAGCGGCAACCAAAGAAGAGGCTATGGGTGTGGGCGAGAAGAAGCCTACCAAGTCTGAAGTCATCAGCGAAGAAGCCATCATGAGCGCCCAGAAGAAACTGGACGCAGCCAACGCAGCCCTGCCTGCCCTGACAAAAGCTAAAGACCAAGCTGGGATTGATGCCAAGACCAGAGAAATTAACGAGCTTGAGGCAGAACTTAACCGTTTGCACATTGGCCGCAGGCCAAAACTTGCCGCTGATGACATCTTCAGCAAGCAAAACGTCATGCGTACGGCTATTAACCAAGGCGACTTTGAGACAGTTCTCGAAGTGGCAGAGCCCGTTACGGAAGAAGTTCGAGCAGGAAGAAAGCAAGCGTCAGAAGCAGAACGCACAGTTCGTGAGAACTTGACTAAATCCTTGGATGAGCGCTTAAACTTGGCCGGTACAAAGCGTACTCGTGTCGCTGACGAAGATACTTACCAGCGCACAATGGATGAGATTGAGGCGCTTGCGCGTCACGTTGAGTTTCCCCAAGGCAATGCCAAGAAGTCCGTGTTGCAGATGTTGCAAGACATTACAGACGAGCATGCGCGTCTGAGCGCAAGGCTTGAGTCTGGTATTGCTGAACCCACCCTAAGAGAAAAGACTGCGGCACTTCAGGCTAAATTAGGTAAGGGCGAAGCCCCCGCAGCCAACCGCCAGATGGACGCAAGTGAGCGCCACAACGTGCGCCGTAAACTGGATTCGTTGGTCAAACGCTACAACGCTTTGGAAACCAGCAAGGTTGCCCCGTACCGCGAAAAGATTTATTCCTTGTACAACGGCATGTTCAAGACAGAACCTGCTCAAACATCAGACCAACTTAAAGCGGCAAAAGCTGCCGAGTCTGCACGTCAAGTCGAGTCTACAAAGAAAACAGGGACTCCAAAAGAAGGCAATAAGGGCGTGGGCGCAAGGGTGAGCCGTGCCACAACTACAGCCAAGCGTGTTAATGCCGGAGACTTACGCAAAGAAGCCATGAAGACAGCAGAACTGTCTCAATTGGCGCGGGAGTTGGGAGAAAAGACACCTGAGTACCAAGCCTATGCTGCCGACACCGCCAAGCGCCTAGGTAAGCTAATTGACAAGTACGGCAAAGACGACAAAGCCGTTAACGCATACCGCATCGAGGTTTCAACCGAGCGTCCTATGAAAGCGGAAGAGCTTGGCCGTAAGTCGCCTGAGTACAAGAAAGCTTTGGATGCGCAGGCTAAGAAGCTTAGAAAAGCCGTTGCACCCACTGGCGAACTTAAAGTTCAGTCTAAGCGCACACCGCAGGTTACCCGTAAAGCATCGGGTGCTCCCGGCCAGTTCCGCACTTCCACAGAAGAAAGTAAGGCCGAGACAGAGCAACGCGTCCAGCGTTACAACCGCCTCAAAGGAATCAAGAAAGATTTTGATGAGGGCATTGCCTCTGAGAGAGAACTGCCAGCCCGTGGCGTAGAGGGCGTAACCCCTGACCTGACGGAAGCCCAAGTCACTGCGCTTGAGAACAACGATGTTCGCAAAGCCCTGAACGACATGGCCAAGGATCCCCGCACAAGCAAGCTAAACAGCATCGTGGCAACACGTTTGGCAGCTATTCTTGATACAACTCAAGTTGTTTTGAAAGACCAAGTCTTTGACAACGAAGGCAACCCCGTGTTTGGTGCAGCCAACATCAAGGGCAACCGCATCACACTGAGCCGAGATGGTGGCCTGTCACAAGAGATTTTGTTACACGAAGGTACACACATTGGTGCTGAGCGTGTGATTCTCCAGTATGAGACTGACCCATCTAAGCTGACTGAGATTCAGCGCGTAGCTGTACGCGAGTTGATGGCCATCCATGCCGCAGTTAAGAACGATCCACGCATTACCAGCACCAACGCCAAGGGCAGTCTGTCTGAGTTTGTGGCTGAGATCATGTCTAACCGCGTGTTGCAAGAGCAGATGCGCACCAAGCGCTGGAGATTGTCTGACGCATGGGTTGGCTTTAAGAGCGTTATCTTACGCATGTTGGGTATTGATAGCCCAGAGACAATGTTGGGCGCCGCTCTCCAGTCTGTCGATGCTATTTTGGTTCCTGCCAGTGCCAAGGTTGAGGCTAAAGCCCCTGCCAAACGTAAGCTGGCGCAGAAGGACATAGCGGCACTCTATACCGGCAGTAACTCGATGAAACAGTTTGCCGAACAGTTTGGCCCTGACATCAAGCAGAAAGACCGCACAGTAGAAGACGCAGAGCGTATTGGCACTGAGTACATGGACAAGATGTACAACGCACCAGAAGATTATGTAGCTTCGGCAGACCCAGACAAGCTTGACTATACGTCTGCCACCATCATGTCTGACGGCAAGAAGTTTGACCCTGACAATGCTTTGCACTATGTTGAAGCTGATGCGGGGGTATTTGCTAACTTAAAAGCACAGGAAGATTTTGATTTGCGTGACAGAGAAGCCGCGCAAATTAGCCGCCAACGCCAAAAAGATCTTAAAAAGTTAATTAAAAATTTAATGGACGAGCCGTTCTACACCACTGTTGAACAGGCATTGGTGGCAAGAGCCGCGGCTAAGTACGCTGTTTTGTCTGACAAAGGAGGCCGTTTAAAGTTAGCGTCTATTGAAGCCAATAACCGTCACAACATTGCTGTGGTGAGCGCTGACGATGCTGGGCTTGTCATTCAAGAACTGCGTGCAGGCAAAGGTCTGAAGCAGGCGTTCTTAGACGGCCTGCAAAAAAATGCTGACGAAAATGCTAGGAAAAACGGCAACAAAAATGGTTGGCAAAAATTTGTACAGTCTAAAGACGAGAAAGATGCGATTGCGCTTAACGCTGGCGCAGCCGGAACTCCTTGGTGCACAGGCGCTAGCGTAAGCACAGCACGCGGACAAATTGAACGCGGCGATTTCTACATCTACTATGAAAATGGCAAGCCTGAAGTTGCTGTACGCATGGACGACTCCGACAGAATCGGCGAAATTCGGGGCAACTCACCTAATCAAGCGCTGAGCAAAACGCAACAAAACATTGCGTTTAAATTTTTGCAAAGCAACAATTTTACCAATACAGACAAGTACACCGGGGAGTTTGCGCGTAAGCAACAGCTAGTTGATGTGTTAAGCGACAAGTACCAACTGACTCCTCAAGAACTGATAGCTTCGCCCGTATGGAACGTACTTAAAGGCACTGGTGATTTTGATAAGTACAAAATAAAAAACTTGCTTAACTTTAGAGTCGTTGATGGTTATGCTGGCCGACCCTCCGCGTCAGACCAAGTGGTTAAACAGATTGAAGACAAACTCATGTCTGCATACGAAAATGCGTATGAACAAGGGTACTTTATTGGCGGGACACTGAGCGACACTAAGAGCACGCAGACCTTTGAACTTGGCAATAAAAAATACGAAGTAAGTACCGATCAAATAAAAGCCATTAACGAAATCCACGCGCAAGCGCCGTATCAGTTTAGAGACAAACTATCAACGCCAATTACATACCCTAACCTTGAGTTTGTTAGCAGGATTGCAGCGTTTAGCGGAGTAAAACTTGAACTGCCAAACGTGCAAAAAGTTTCCGAAATTGTTGCTTTTGGCAATAAAGACTTTGACGGCCGTGCTATCCCTTTGCAAGTTGATTTAGCGCCAAACAGTGTTGTGGAGCGCATACGTGCGTTTGGCTCAGAGACGTCGGACATTACAGTCACAGGTGCTACGCAGTTTGTAAACGTGGGGCTGTATGACAACTTTAACGGTTTGAACCTCACAGCGCCAGACGCGCTGTATGTACGTGAAGAAAAAGTTACAGGTCTTCCCGGGCGGTTTGTTGAAGTCTTTGAGATGTCTGTGAAGTACATGCTGGATGCGCACGTTAAAGAAAAAACAGGCAGTAAACCTGACCGCGATGATTGGGAAGCACCCATCAGTGTAATGTCAAGCAAAATGCAAAAACTATACAACGCGTTTTTTGACAAGCTGTTTGCGGACATCCAAAAAGGGATGAAAACTGCTCCGGGCTATATGGGCCTTGGCCCAGAAATAAACGAAATAATAGTTGCAGAAGGCAAAGACGGCACTGTTAATGAGTATATTGATTTAATGGGCACGCTTACGTTTGTTGACCAAGTGTCGGCAAACGGCATGTATCTTTCTGATGGTGATGCTATAAAACTGATGAAGCACATCAATCAAATTTTGCCTGAAGTTCGTCGCATTGGCACAACTCCCGGAACACTTACAGCGCCCAAGATGATTGCCGAAGCACCGCCTGTACAGGCGTTGACTGAGACAGACGACCCGATCCGCTACGCTCCCAAACCCAGTGCGCCGGGCTATGAAGATGCGTTAGATACAAGTAATAAGATCATTGCTACGCCTAAGACAATCCGTCAGCGGGTTGAGGCTAACCTTGGTTTGGCGTTCCGCACCCAAGTGCTTGATCGTTTGGCTCCGCTTGAGAAGGTGGCCAACGAGATGCTTGAGCCTCTGAAGGGCATGCAAATGATGTACTACTTGCGTATGTACGATCAGCGTATGTCTTACACACAGCAGGCCGTTGGCGTTGGTGTGCCCCAGCGTGTGGCCAAGAAGCGTGCCGATGGCGAGACCGAGTACGTCATCGAGAGCGTTGAAGGCCCAAGTTTGGCAAGCGTTGTTGGTATCCTCAAAGATACGCCCAACATGAACGCTGAAGCGGCTAACCGCCTATTCACCATGTATTTGCTAGGCAAACGTGCCGAGCGTGTGGGCTATGACAAGCTGAACTTTAAAGTATCAGAGGCAGAGCTTCGCGCTGTGGTTAAGCAGATCGATGGTGACGAGGCCGTGCGTGATGTCTTTACTAAAGCTCGTGATGAGTACAACAGCTACAACAAAGGCTTGATGCAGTTGGCCATTGACTGCGGTGCAATCACCCCAGAAGAAGGCGCTCGTCTGTCTGCTAGCAATGACTACATCCCGTACTACCGCGAACAAAACGGCAACGCTGTGTTGGTCATTGGCGGCGAAGGCATCGTTAAGATTGGTAACTTGCGTGAGCAACCGTACTTGAGAGAGCTGATCGGCGGTGAAGACAAGGTGCTGGACTTCATGACCAGTTCTGTCCAGAACACATCGATGCTAATTGACATGTCTTTGCGCAATCTTGCCGCTAAAAACGCCATGTACGAGTTGGTTGGCTTGAAGCTGGCTAACTTCCTTGGCGCACCCATAGCTGGCAAGGACATCGTGACGTTCAAAGACAAGGGCGTTGAGAAGTACGTGCGTGTGGCTACCAACGAGATTGGCATCCCGTCTGACCTGTTGGTCAAGGGCATGGAAGGTATCCCGCTTAACAACACAGGACTGGTGGCTGCCATGGGCATGCCTGCTACGTTCTTGCGTAGAGCCGTCACAATGTCTCCGCTGTATGCGTTCCGTCAGCTAGTACGAGATTCTGTAGCGGCTCCGCTGTTGTCAGGTGCTAACTTTACCCCTGTCATGGGTGCGATTAAAGAGCTTGGCGCATCAGCTACAAAGACCACGCTTGAGCGCAGGGGCATCACAGGCGGTCAAATTTTTGTGGGCACGAACGAAGACTTGACCAAGATTCTGCGTGACTTGCAGTCTGGTAAAACACTTAACTGGTCAACCATGATTAGTAAGGCCGAAGGCTTGTCAATGGAAGCAGACGCGGCTACTCGACGCGCTCAGTACAACAGTTACCTTGAGCAAGGTCTGTCTGAGATGGAAGCCACGCTGATGTCTTTGGAGTCCATGAACTTTAACCGCCGCGGTGTGTCGTCTGGCGTAGCGTTGGCCTCCAGATTGATTCCCTTCTTCAATGCCCAGTTACAAGGCTTGGACGTTTTGTATCGGGCGTTTCGTGGCAAGATGCCCATGGACGAGCGTTTGCAAATCCAAAGCAAATTGCTGCAACGCGGCTCGTTGCTGGCGCTCACAGCCGTTGCGTACACCTTGCTCATGCAGGACGACGAGACTTACAAGAACGCCAACCCTGATGAGAAGTACGGTAACTTCTTTATGCATGTGCCCGGCATGGAAGGCGCATTGCGTATCCCCATTCCGTTTGAGGTGGGCTATATCTTTAAAGGTATCCCCGAGGCGATCATCAATACCATGCGTTCAGAGCAAGGCGGTGAAGAAGCGTTCAAGGCGTTCAAGTCTATTGCGCTTCAAACCATTCCGGGCGGCACATCGTTGTTTCTGCCTCAAGCCTTCAAACCGTTTGTCGAGAACGTGTCCGGCTATTCGTTCTTCACAGGGCGCCAGCTTGAGTCAGCCAAAGAGCAGATGCTCGAACCTGCGTATCGCTATCGCGACAGCACCACAGAGATAGCCAAAGGCATCGGTAAGATGTTTGATGTCTCGCCTATCAAGGTTGAGAACCTTGTGCGTGGGTACACAGGCGGCATGGGCTTGGCGTTCTTGCAGGCGCTCAGTTTGGCGGTTCCAGTCAAGGGCGGTACACCCGAGCAAGCCGCTAAACGTCTATCTGATTTGCCAGTTGTTGGTGGGCTGTTCCAGCCCGAAGACGCAGGCGGCAGGATCAACGCCATGTACGAACACATAAAAGAAGCCCGTCAGGTGCAGAAGACCTTTGAGGATTTAGTCAAGGACGGTAAACGCGCAGAAGCCAAAGAGTACCTGCAAAAGAACATCGGCACGTTTGCGCAGGCTACGATGGCGGGCAACGTAGCTCAGCAGATGAACATGTTATCTCAGGCAGAAACGGCCATCAAAGCGTCTGACATGCCCCCAGAGAAGAAGCGTGAGGAGCTTGATAAGATTCGTCAGATCAAAATCAAGGTTGCGACTTTGGTGCGGGAGACTTTCGATAAAACCAAACCCCAGTAAAGCCGTTATAGATGCCCGTGGTAGCACGGGCATCTAGTATTCTCAGCAACACGGCCTTCTTCAAACCTAGTTCACGCACGACTTCCGTATCAAGGCAGGGGACAAAGAACCCCTGACCCTTTTCAACTTTCGTCCACGGGAACTGGATTGAGGATGTCTTCATTTAAATCTTCAACTCGCCTTCTGATCTTCATTACCGCTACACGCATCTGGGGGCCTTTGGTCTTGGCCATCATGTCTTTCTTGACATACTCAACCTGAAACTGATCCTCAAGCTGGCGCTTAAAGGAAGTGTAGCCAAAGCTCATGGATGCGCAATAGGACTTGAGCAGTTGCTCCTCGATAAAGTAGTCGATGTACTTGGGCGTTAGCTCATGCTCGACACGGCCTAGCACCTTGTTACGGGTGATGGAGATGTCGATCTCTTTGCCGCTACCCAGTTCTGCCATCAAGCCGCCAGTGCTAGGACGAATCACCACAAAGCTGCCATAGCTGTCACGGGTATAGGCGTTCAGCACATCTTCAGCCGTGCGCACACTGCTCTTCATGCTAGCCCTCATGTTCTCCACAACCTTCTTGAAAGCGTTGATGATGGGGCGGTAGGGTATCTCGATCACGCCAAGCTCTTTAAACGCTTTCAAACCGCAGACAGTAGCACCGATACCCGCCATCCAAAAGCGCTCGTCATTGGTGGCATTGAACTCTTTGTACATGGCAGTCACGGCACTGCTAACCATCTCAGGGAAGGTGGCCGCATTGTCGGCAAGGTACTGCGCCAAGGCAAAGCCTGCTACGCCATAGTTGTGCTGAAGCGATTTGATGATCTCAATCTCATGGGGTTCCCAAGTCAACTCGTCCTCAAGCACAAACTCCAGTAAGCGGCGCAGTTCACCCTCGGATGAGTGGTTGCGTCCACCCGTCAGGTAGTCCACGATGTGGGTGTTAGACGACATGATGGCGTTGGTCATCCATGTGGACAGGTTCAAGCGCTCTTTGTTGGAGCCAGACTCCATACGCTCCTTGCCACGGCCTTCGGTCATGTCGAGCAGGAACTCAGGCAACCATTCAAAGTCCTTGCGGTTCTTGGCGGTGATCTCGTCGGTGATAAGTGGGTGGCTGTTGAGCAGACCGAGACGTTGTTGCATGGCCACAGGAGATGTGCTCTTGCCTGTGCGGTAGTGCGTTGGGTGTCCCCATACTGAGGCGGCGGCTTCCAGAGACAAAGACTTACCTGTGCCAGACTCGGTGGATGCGCAGTGGTACGTCATGCCGTAAATACCAGTGAAGCGCATGAAAGGCGCTCCAGCACCGACAAGCAAAATGGCCAAGTGATTCCACATCTTCTTAGCGATCAGCATGTTGACGAAGGCTCGCCAGTTGTCTATCGATCCCTTGGGTTCGGTGTTGACTGTGATGTTCTCAAGACCGGGCATGGGCACCTTGATTGGCGGTACACCCTTAGAGAAGATACGCCCTGCATAGACGTACGTATTGTCTGCTTGCCAGCCGTAGCTGTCGGGAACCTTAACGGCTACCTTGTTTGTACTAGATTCTTCCACGCATGCCCTCACATATTCAAATAAGTTTTTGTCATTGTTTGATCCAAATGCTGCAACCACGTTTTGGCTTGCCAGCGCCTTAACTGTTTCATCCCTGCTAACCACAGCCCTCTGGGGCATCACTACATTCACAGCGCCTTCAGGTTTGAGCGCAATCATGTGTACTGTGTGATCGCCGTTGCTGTTGAGGATGTCCACCACGAATAACTCGTAGGGCAACAGCATCACCTGTTTTTTAGTTTTAGCCCCATCAGCGTCCTCGACTGTGCGCTCCATGAAGATGCCCCCGTTCGTGCCGTAGGCGTAACCCCTTGGCGGTGTTGGGCGCATGACCTTGATGGTCTCTTTGGCTGTGGCACTGCTCTCGCTCTGCACAGCAACTTCGATTTCTTTCTCCTCGATCTCCACCGATGTCTCACGCCCCAGTAGCAGAGGGTTGGTGATCTTGCCCCAGTGTGTACATGATGGGCATATACCGGGGTTCTCGGAGTCCATCTTGATGCAGGGGTATGGGCCTTTGATGCTTTGCAGCTTCTGGTTCATACGCTCCGGCTCGTACGGGTGCATCTGACTGAGCCATACTGCCGCCTTGTTGCCGTCCTCACAGACCTTAGCCCATGACAGCAAGCCTCTCCAAATTGGCTCCATGCCTTCTTCGGTTGCGTGTTCAACGTAGTGCGCAAGTTGGTTGCACCCCTTTGCGTTTTGCGTGGCCAACCAAATTGGTTTGAACTTGGTCACGGTGTTTTCAAAGAGTTTGACATTGGTTGCAGAGGAAGCTGCCCCCGTGGGGCGAGTACCCGCCAACTCCAGCTTCGGCATGGCCTGCGTTTCGTACACAGAGCCAACGAGCTTGTCACGAATCAACTCGGCCAGTATGTCGAAGCTGAAGATGTCACCCTCGGACAGTATGCGCACAGGGCGCGGCGTTGCGTACTTTTTCTTGAAGTTGGTTGTATCAGGCACACGCAAGACTCGGGCGGCGTCAGCCGTCACGGTCATGTCGATAGCCATGTTCTCCTGTTTGCACAGGCGTTTAAAGTTCTCAGCGACAGGCTTCCAAGACTCGATAGGCACGGCCTCAGTCAGTGGCCAGTAGCAGTGCAAGCCGCCACCAGAACCCACGACATAGGGCGTACCCAAGGTATCAAGGCCAGTCTTTTCCAAGAACGCATTGAGCGCAAGGGCGGCATCTTTCTTCGATGCGTACCCGTCCATGTCAATGAACAGGGCTTTTACGAACCTTGCGTTTACGGCTTGTCGGTTGTCTTCCGTGCCAAAGGTAGCCAAGGCAAAGTAAACATCCAGTTTGCTGTCGTGCCAACCTTTAATTGGCACTGTTGTCTGATCGAGCGCGTCAACAAACACATGCTCTTTCGTCCTAGTAAGTTCTGCTACGCAATACCGACCAAATTCTGGCGGCGGCAGAACAACCGCTAAAAACTCAAGCGGAGTCATTTAAGTCCTTGCGGTCAGAAGAGTTCGAGTTGTCGTGCGTCTGTAGTGGCGGGGCGTTCCATGACTGGGTAACCCGCAAGGCGGCTGAGTAACTCCCTCTGCCAGTTCTTGGGCAAGCCTTCAGGCGTGTGCACCATGTCTTCGGCAAATCGAATCAGTTCTTGCGTGGTGAGGGATTGAGGTTGTATTCCGTACATATTTTTCTCCATGCCTCTTCTGCTGAGTGAGAGGTCTTCATTATGTGAGTTAAGAATTCGACGCGGTCACGATAGGCCACAAACACTTCCGTGCCTGTAAACCAGTTGTAGACAGTCTGTCGAGAGACGCCAAGCGCATAGGCAATCTTCGTGACCGGAAAGTCATGGTGGATCGCCCAACGCCCAAGCTGGTTGCCCAGAGACTTGGGTGTCTTCGCTACTTCGTCAATGATTTTTTGTGAGTAGGCCATGTGTATAGGTGGGGGTACTAACTGCTCGTCTGCAAGCTAAAAAAGCCTTTGCACAGCGTTCCCCCCGATTTAGTTACTCATCGTCCCAATCAGCAACGATGTCGGCCAGCTTGTTTTTCTTAACTGGGACGGACTCAACCTTGGTTGCGGTTTTGCGCACTTCGGGTTCTTCTTCGGCCTCGACCTCAACGGCCTTGGCTTTCTTGGGCTTGGCGGCTTTGACTTCGGCCATAGCTTCTGCCTCGTCTTCATCAAGCATAGCACCCATGGGACGCTTGCCTTCAATAGCCAAAGGCGCAGGGGCGGCAACGCCATCAGCGGCGGCAGGGGTAATGGCCACGGCCTTCTCAGCGTCCGTGGACTTGGACTGCTCAACGGCTGTTACGTACTCGTCATTAGTCAACCAACGCACAGGGGCAAAGATCAGCTTGGGTGACTCAGCCTTGGTGTCGAACTTCATACGAGTCACGATGGCATCCAAGTTGACAGGAGGAGTCTGAGCCGCCATGTAGCGAGCGTAGGCTTGCAGTGGGCGCTTCTCGCCGTCTTCCTTGCCAAAGATGGATGTAGCAGGCAGGGTGACCTGCAAGACATCACCTGATGGGTTGTTAGCCAAGACCACAGCCAAGCGCTGTTGGTAGCGGCATGCACGGCTTTGACCATTGCCAGACCCAGCGATGTTCTGCGGGCATGTGGTGCAACTTGAAGACTGCTTGTTCTTCACGCCTGCATCGGGCTTCTCGCCATCAGCAGAAGTGCAGTCAGGGGCGGCTGCAGCCGCATCTTTGTCGTAGGAGCCAGCGTAGAAGATACGGCTGACCTTGGGAGCCGCCTTGACCACGATCACGTCCAAGTGACGATCTTCGATCGATGCGATCTCCTTGCCACCAGACAGCAGACGGAACACGCCACCCTTGATGGAGACGCGCTTCATGCCTGCACTGGTGTTAACGCCACCGGCCAAAGCCAAAGTTGTGGCAGAAAGTTCTGCGTTCTTAGCGAAAGCAGGAACGTTTGAGGGATTGAACATTGCAATATTGCTCATTTTGTTTTCCATTTAAGTTGGTTTGCGTACAGAGATGTCGAACTCAGATGTTGAATTCAGACCGGGCGGTACGACCCCGGGGTTTTCTTCCAAGAACTGCGCCATGTTGAGTTGCGCAATCCGCTTTTCTAACAAGTCCACGGCCTCATGCTCGATCATAAATTTCTTGAACGAGTCCCAGTCTTGTGTGTAGTAACGAGTCTTCACGGACATAACTGCCGTGCCCTCGGTAGTGCGTACAGATGTGACCCCCATGGCCTTCATCTGCTCTTTGATCGCATTCTTGATCTCGTCCTGTTGGCCTTTAAGTACTTCCGCTTGGGTGTCGTACTCTTGGGTCAGTTCGGTCATGCGTGTACGTAGCTTGCGGTAGATTTTTACCAGCTTGTCTAACGGTACGGCTTCTTCTTCCATTGCTTCTCCTGTTTAATTATTTGTCTAAGGTTGGACAGTGTACATGTAAATTTAATCGTTGCAATACCCCTTTCAAGATTTAATTTCAGTTTCGAACATATCGGTAAGAAGTGTGTTGTCACTAACTTTACCTTCCAGTACATCGAACATGCGCTTCTCAATCGGGCTACCCTGAATGTGAATCACAGTTACCTTGTCTGAGTCTTGCCCCTTGCGGTCAGCACGGGCACAGCACTGGATGTACTGCTCCACGCTCATGAGTGGCCCATAGAACACCACAGTGTCAGCGGCAGTCAGCGTGATGCCGTGCGCAGATGCCGCAGGCTGCATCACCAATACCCTAGGGTCTGGCTCTGTCTGAAAGCGATTGATGGTCTGACCGCGTTTGCTTGGTGTGATGTCTCCATGAATACACTCATTGACAATACCCTTTTTGGTGAGGTATCTGCTGATAGTGTCGATGGTGCTTCGGAACAGAGCAAAGATGATGACCTTGCGAGCAGTCTCCTCCAGTATCTCCTCCAGTACAGCAAGCCTAGGCGCTGAGTCAAACTCAACCACTTCCTTGTCGTCTGTGTAAGCTGCACCACAACTGATCTGCAAGAGCTTACTCACACCAGCGGCGGCATTGACTGCCGTGATGGTCTCTCCTGCGGCCTGCACAAGCATGCGCTCTTTCAAGAGATCGTAGTACTTCTTCTGCTGTGGTGTCAGGGCTACCTCTCGGGTCATGGTAATCACTGGCGGTAAGTCTAGGCACTGTGCTTTGGTGTAGCGTATCGCGGGTTGCAAGGCTTCGTGTACTCTTTCCTTGGCATCGAGCTTGGCCGCCCACTTGAACATCGTTACCTTGTTCATGACCTGATCGCGCCATGCCGTGAAGAACTTGGGCACACCTTCGGGGTTGACTAATTTTGCCAAGCCGTACGCATCCACAGGCGACTGCGATGCCGGCGTTCCTGTCATCATCCACAGGTAGGTGTTAGGGTTCAGGATCGATGCCAGAGACTTCCAGCGTTTGGTTGTGATGGTCTTGTAGGCGTTTGCCTCGTCCACGATCACAAGATCAAAGCGTCCATCGTTGGCCACCTCTTCGGCAATCAGGTTCAAGCCTTCGTAGTTCGTGATTACAATTTCGTAATCTCGCTGAATCATCTCGATGCGCCGACTAGCTTGAGGATGGTGCGCGATAACTGCCGAGCGATGAATGATGCTGTTGTTGATGTCGCCCATCCATGCGCTGTGCATGATCGACAGGGGGCACAGGATGAGAACCCTACGCACCTTGCCTAGCTTCATCAGGTAGTCAGCCGCCCACAGTGCTGACAAAGTCTTGCCAGTGCCGGGTTCCGAGAACACGAAGGCTCTCCTGCACAGCGTTAAGAACGCGGACGTCTCAATCTGATGCGCCATGGGTGTGTAACGCCCCGGCCAGTCATAGCGCCTAGTGATAGGCGATGGTACATTTTTAACACCTAGGTTACGCAACACCCGCGCTTCATCAAGCCCCCAATACACTGCCACATCGTAGCCACCATCCATGCGCTCGATGATCTTGTGTTTGGGTATGACTTTGTATTTGTGCGGGTTCCTTGTGCGTAAGATAAGTGCTCTGTCTTCTACGATTTCCATTGCTTCTCCAAGCTATTATTTTCCGTTGTCGCTCTGGTTGGCGCTCTTACTACGGAGGCGGGTATTGCCTGTTACTGACTTACCTCCCGCACGTAGCGGTTTGATGTGATCGATGTCCTTGCCTGTACGCTCAACACCTTTCTTGTCATAGGCTCTACGAGCTTTCTGACGTTCGACTTGATCGGCTGTCTCGCCTGTTTTCTTTTGCAGTTTGTAGGCGTGTTTGTAGTCACGCTTGCCGTTGGTCTGTGTCATCATTACTCCTAATGTTTAGGGTTGAACTCGCATCCGGTGACCTGACACCATCCGCAAAGTGGGGTTTGATTGGGGTTCCATACATCGTTCTCAAAGCATGCTTCGAGACGCGCAGTACGCTCACGATACTTCCACCAGAAGGCTTCAGCTTGATCGCGTGTCATCTGCATCTTGACCATATCATCTTTGACAATGAACAGCAACGCAGAGTTAACCTTGCGGATGTGGGGGAAGTGAGCGAAGACCATGAGTGACATCAGTACAAGCTGATCCCTGTCGGGGTACTTGTTGTTGCCTGTCTTCCAATCTCCCACCCATGCGGTCAGGTTGTCATCGTTAACGATCAGGATGTCGGCAATGCCTCGAACCCAAACGTCAGGGGACTTCCAGTTGGTAGGGCGTAAGTCCACCGTTAATGCCATCTCGTACTCAGCAAGCGCCCTGCCTGACTTCCCTAACATGGCGTCCACTACAGGCTGGAACTGCGCATACTCAGGCGGTATCGGCTTCTTGTCCCTGATGTAGTCCTCGATGGCCTGATGTACCTGATTGCCGTAACGCGTGGCCTCAGTCTCTTGGAAGGGGTACTTCTTCAAGACCTTGACCTCGTGATACCTGCGCTGACAGCCCTCAAAATCTTTTAGGCTGCTGTGTGACCATGCTGGTTTTTTCATTCGAACTTCGCTGTTCTGATGGCTACTGTTAATCGGTTGGCAAACTGGGTAACGAACGCCTCGTTGTTGTTAAGGTCATGCTGTCCCATGTCCTCCAATATGGCGTGTACCACCTCGTGCCAAAATGTGTCGGCCAGTTCATCTTTGGTAAACTTACGTCCAGTGATGTTGCTTGCTTTGCCAAGACGGATGCACTGCTCTGGGTAGAACGTGCGCCCCATGTCCTTGCGGTGGAGCATGGCTTCCACCACCTCCACGCTGTACCACTTTCTGCCGACTCTCATTCTTGTTGGTAACTTCATTCTTCTCCTTAGTTTTTTGCTAACCCATACCTACGGTGCGCGCCACCGTCAGCGTCCAATGGAATGCCCTGCATATAGGGCGGCTCCATAGTCATTTGAGCCAAGACCCAAGTCTTAGCTTCTTGCACCTCTGCATCAGGAACCACAACGATCTGCTCGTCATGCACTGTTCCCGCCACAAAGTATCTCTTTGCAGTACGCACCATCCCATCAGTCATCACGCATCTCGCTACGCCCTGCGTGACATTGTTGGTTATTTTTCCTGCATATATTTTAGTACGATCTGGCCCGTATGTCCACTCTGTTTGCTCTTTATTTGTGGCCGGATCTTTGAATCGCCTGATGTTGAGGTCAGGGTACAACAGCTTCATACCTGATGGCAACTCGATCTCCCCCTTGCGGTACGTCAAACACTTGTGCTTGTACTCCTTACCCTTGTACAGCGACTCATGGATAAGCTCAGTGTTCAGACTCCAGAAGTCCACCACAGGCGTAGCCGTAGCCCTGTACTTGTCGATGATGGCCTTGGCCGCTAGGCAGTGGATGACTAGCTCCTTGGTTGTACAGGTGTGCGGTATTTCTTGAAGCTTCTCAACGTTCACGTCCCAGTCGAGGAACTTCTGCGCCATGGCTTGGGTAACACCAAGTTTCTTTGCAAAGCCCAAATCGTACCGTTGCGGTGGCGCCCCCAGAAATCCCGTGAGAAGTTGTGACGCGAACGCTGCCCACCCCAACCCATAACCGCAACCGAGCAATGCGCTCTTCGCAGACTGCCGTAGGTCAGGGTGGCTTTCCTTACTAAGTCCGGGTATGTTAAACATCTGCGCACCGAACGCGGCGTAAGGGTCGCCTCCAGCCTTGAAGATGTCAAGCATGTCTGTGTAATCTGAAAGCCATGCAAGTACTCGCGGCTCAATCTGCGAGAGATCCCCGACGACGAGTTGATGCCCCTCGGGAGCCATAATTGCTTTGCGTAGGAACGAGCCTCGCTTGAGGTTCTGCATGTTGATGGCCGAACCTTTACTCGCCGTCCACCTACCCGTCTGCGCCCCATAGTAGGAGAGTGGGACAGGCAAGGCTCCGCGCTTGCTGATGTCAAGGAACCTTTGGGCACGGGTTCGCTCAGTGGTCGATTTAACCCGAAGACGCGCTTCACATAGAAGGGCAACGTCTTCACGTTCACCGTTGAGTAGCGCTTGAAATAGGGCATCGTTCTTAGCGAGGGCAAGTGTTTGCTTCCCAGTCGTCTTACTGACTTTGGTTGGCGGAACCACATCGAGTTTCGCAAGTAGTGCAGCAAACTGCGGGTTCGATGCCAGTGCAGTTTCATCCACGCCGAGCTTTTGTAATAGGGCTTCACGTTTTTCTCTTTCATCTAGTATGGCGTCCGTCAGCATGTTGGGGTCAAGCTCAAGGCACGCACGGGTGTACATCTTCAGAGTCATGTCGATGAGGCGTAGCTCCTTCGAAGGATAGCCAACAGCCAAGCGGGTAAAGATCTGTTCACATAACCAGACATCGTGCGCACAGTAGTCGGCCAACTCCTTCTCCATTGCTGGTGTGAGTTCCGCGTAGCCATCGGTCTTGTATATGGCTTCGCCCTTGGGGGGCAGGCCGAAAGCTTGCGCCAATATCATCAGCGAGTTACCAACCTCCACGCCCCTAAGAGCACGAGCCATGGAGAGAGAATCAAAGATAAAGCTTGGATGCCAGTCATATACCCACTCCAATATAGATATATCGAACTGAGCGTTATGAGCCAGAACAGCAGTAGTAGACTGAGGATAACAAGCCAGGATTCTAGGAAGCTCGTCTCCTCTGTACCACTGGGTTGGTTTGTCTGATCCGTACTCATGGATGCAGGCTCCAAATGCTTTGAATCTTGGGTCACGTACGTACTCCTCGGTTGTCATCTTTTTAATCGTATAACCTTCCTTGGTGTCCCAGTAGGTCTCGAAATCGATCGTGATGATCTGTTTGTATGGCACACTCAATTA